GACCGCCGTCAGTTCATTAGCCCCGAGGCTCCGTTGTGCTTCCGTTTCAACATCGAGCCATATTCCCGCCGATAGGTCTACCCCGTCGAGATACGTGTTCATCTGTTCGAGTAACCATTCCGCTTCCGCTTCGGCTTCTTCGGTAGTAGTTGCGGTAGAGTAGTAATATACGCCGAGCTCCATCCCACTTGCTTTCGCTTCGTTAATGTTATGCACGAACAGGTCATCGAGATTGTAACCGCTTCCTGAATAGCCGATACGGCAGATACAGAAGTCATAACCGAGTATCTTAGCCCGTTCGAAGTCGAGTCCTTCTTGCCACGTGGATACGTCTATACCGTATTTCATTTTCTTCCTTCACCTCTTTCGTTCGTCGGCACGCTAGGCCGCTGTTGTTCTTCCAGTCTGTCCGGTATTCCGTTCCTGTTTCGGTCGACAAACAATGCCAGGAATCCCGAAAAAGCGACAAGCACGGGCGGCGTGAACACGTGGTCCACGATGCCCGAGCCTGCTGCAATCAGTCGCCCGTTTTCTTCGCTTACGTACCCCTGTAAGAACGACAACAGATATGTAATCGATAATAGAATAATCGGAGTAATCATAATCGACACAATGAACCGAGTTACAATAATTCCCGTCGGGCTGATTCTCGCAATTCTCGCCGACTGGAACGCCTTCTTGAGTGAGTTAATGACCTTATCTCTCATCGCTTATCACCGTGTATTTCGTTCCGCAAGTCGTCGACCCGTGACTCCAACACTTCAACACGCCCGACCAACTGTAAATGCCGCTGGGCTTGCTGTATGCGGTCTTGACGAGATAGCTTGATTTCCTCTTTTAATTCTCTAAGCGTTTCAATTAGCGTATCGTACTTAGACGAGAAGAATGCACGGTCGTTGATTCTATCTTCTTCGAGCCGCTGTAAGAACGGTCGTACAATTAGATAATAAGCCATACCGCCGAGCGTGCTTATAATTGTAAGCGTCGTCAGTACATCTGCTAACTCAAAACTCCATGTCCACATCGGTGCCCTCCTTTACAATCGTTCTTGCTTAACATAGCCTACATCCGTGCCGTAATCCCACGTCGAACCGTCACAATCAATGCTCGCCCAGCTAAATACTTCATCGGCGTACCCCTCTTCTCGTTTTCGTCTGAACTCAAGGTTAAGCCGTTCGGACTGGCTAGGCAAGTGAACATGTTCGGGCATTGCTTTATCTCTCGGAAAATACGCTTTACTGGTCAGCTTCGCAAGTAGCATCATGCCCGTAATTGTAATGTCATCGCCGCCGCCCGAAAGTTCGTTAATCTCAAGGCTGTCAAAGCGAAGTGAGTCAAGATTCGGATTGTTATATATCGTGTCGAACATAGCGTATGCCGGGAACTCGATAACGGCCTGTCCGTCTGCACGACGATAAATCTTTACGCCGTTATCATTGAATAACTCTTCATCTCTTCCCCCAGTCTGTACTGACGGGATTGTGAGCGAGGCGGCCGTGCCTTCGTTGCTGTTCGGGTACTCCATTGTAAGAATCTTTTCGTTTCCGTCGAACGGAGAAGATAACGCAAAGTCGAGCCGTCCGCTATCGGGTATCATCTGACGATTGCCGTTCGTGTCGACCACATAAAAACCGGGCTGACCTTCCACATGTACAACCGTATCGCCGACTGCAACCGACGTACCGTCAACGAGCTTGAATTCGTCAAGATACGACGTATATCGACCGTCGGGGATGACTTCACGTAACAACGCTTTGAGAAGGTCCTCGGGGCTGTCGCTGTCGACTTTCATTGCTCTAGCCTTCATCATCTGATATACCGTCGGGAAGTTCGTGCTGACCGGCTCGGAGCTGCTGCCGTTCTGTCCGTGAAGGCTCTCGAGCCATTCGTCGACCGTGCCGACAAAGCCACGTTCGACCGCAACCTCGTAAGCACTCTTGCCGTCCTTGCCGGGTAATCCCGGGACTTGTACGGCAATGTTCAGCGGATTCGGTAATGTGAGTTCTACTTTTTGTTTTTCTTCCATTTTGTTTCCCCCTCTTAATGCATTGATTCGTCTTGAATAATTCGCATATCACCCATAACGAGCTTGTAACTGTATTCGCCTTCCTTCGTTACGAACACGTCGTACTTGGCCATGCGATACCGTCTCAGTATCTCTCGACTACGCTCGCCGGGTATCTTCACCGTGACGGAGTCTCCGTCAACGGTGCAGTCGGCTGCTACAAGCTCGATGTCATTCTCTGTACGGACCTTCATCACGGCCGTCGCTCCCGTGAAGTCGTGGCCGTCGGCAACGTACCGACGAATGAAGTCAGATCCGCAGTGCAGTTCATCGTTGAATACCTGCATAAGTTAGTCCTCTTTCCGCTTATCTTCCCGCTGTGTCAGCCATTCGGCAACGAAAGGAACATACCGCTCAGGTACGACCTTCTGTCCGTCAGTGGCTTCTTCCTTCGTCAGTACGTAGTTGCCGTTCAGAACCTGCCAACCGTAAATAGGTATCATCGTTTTGAATATTCTCATATATAACCACTCCTTTACAAATAATAAAATAGTAGAAATCAGCTCAAGCATTATGACTCACCCCCTTCAGCTAGAGCTGCCACTGCCTCGGATAATTCGGCGATACTCGCCATAATCTGTTCTTGCATATCCGTTAATTGGGGTGAGTCAACTTCTTGAGGTTCTGCCGGTTCGAGCGGCGTAAGCGGTATATCTTCCTTAACCTCGCGCCTTACAATCTTGCCGTCTTTAAACTCTATTGTTGAGATGTCGTAATTGACGGGGTCTTGTATCTCCGCACAATCCGCATACGGAAGTCGTAACTCGGACTGTGCTTTACACGTTCCGTCCGAACGAAAGTAGTAATACATGTTCTCTCACTCCTCTATTACCAGAACGATACGACGCATACTTTGATTGTTCCCCACGTGGTGTACAGTCGTCGGGGGTCGCTTCTTAGGCCATAAACAACTTTGCAGTTATAGCACGTTCCGTCATCGGCTACGCCTACTATGTGCTTTCCGAATTGGGGGTCGACTTTATCTACGCCACGACCCATTCGACTTGTACGTACCTGCGGAAAGATAGCGTCGGCCTGATAGCCGAAAAATACAAACATATTCTCGTTATAATAGCCTTGGTTTACGTAAGGTATCCCCCACACAACTCTCTGATTCATTAAGGTGCTGTGCGTATAAGAGAAGTTGCTGCGGCTGTTAAACCAGTCAACTACCCTTTTAGTTTCTTCTTTTTCAACGTGTACGGGAAAACGACGCTTTAGCTCTTCATTTACACGGTGCGGTAAATCTCCGTTTATCCAGTCGGTACGTCCAAAGTCTGTCTTGTTCGGTAGATAATCTGTGGTGTTTATCCAATAGTATTTCTGCGCTGAACCGTTATAGTCATATCCTGCAACAATACCACTAGCAAAGTAGTCGCTGTTAATAAGGTCATACTCAAGCACGTATATAATCGACTTCTCGATAGAATACCCTTCGGGTAATACAATCTTATCGCCGCTATCAACGACTTGCGTTGATACGTGTACAGGCTTAAGCTGTTCACCTTCGGCATATACGGACTTAGCGTCGATACGGCTGCCGATGATATTAGCGCCGATGATGTCCCCGTTCGGTAAGACTTGGAAACTACTGTCGTTGTTACGGAACGTGCCGCCGATTATCGTACCGCCATGCAGCTCACCCACGTTCTGAGTAATAGCTGATAAGCTATCTACCTGCATTTTGTCGGCGGTGACCGCCCCTGCCTGTATCATGCCCTTGGTAATGACGTTCTGGTCAAAAACGGCGTCGCTTGTGACGTGTAGAAGTCTACCGTCGATTCGTGTTCCTGTCGGCGACAAGTTGATTCGTGAGATAAGCTCCTTGCCGTCTAGGCTGTTTATCCGCATATCAACGCTGTTCGATAACTGCGTGATACGTGACTGTGTGCCTGTAAGGTCTGACTTAACTACTCCCACGTCGCCTTCAATCTTGGCGATAGCCTTGTCTATCTCAGTTAGCCCTAATGCCTCACGGCTAAGTAGCGACTTATCAATTTCGACCTTAACCGTCGCCGACTGTTCGTCGCTCTTCGGGCCCTCGCCGAATATGTCCGTATAAGCGACCTGAACTCGGTAGACGTTCGGATCAAGAATAATTGAGAACGAATTAGTCGGTGTAAAGTACGCCGTGCCGTCTATATAGACGTTCGCCCCGCTGCACCCCTTCGGGATAGCGTCGAAAGTGACCTGTACGCCTGACGCCCCGCCTTTCACAATTACGTGAGTGGGTGCTTTCGGCGGGTCCTT